CGTCTGACGACGCAGTTGCTTGCAGCTCCCCCGAAAGGGGAGCTCTGCTTAGAGGAAATATAAATTAACAGGAGGAACGACCATGAAAGACAAGACCATGAAGCTGGATCTGCAGATGTTTGCAACGGCCAGCACCCAGAACCAGAATACCACCGGCGCATCCGGCATGAGTGCCGAGATGAAAACCTTTTACGAGAAGCGCCTGATCGACCAGGCAGAGCCTGCCCTGGTGCATGACCAGTTCGGCGACCCGTATCCCATTCCGGCCAACGGCGGCAAGAACATTGAGTTCCGCAAGTATGACAGCCTGCCCAAGGCCACCACTCCGCTGACCGAGGGTGTGACCCCGGACGGCCAGACCATGAACGTTTCCACCGTTACCGCTGAAGTCAGGCAGTACGGCGGCTGGGTGCCCATTACCGACACGCTGCAGCTGACCTCCATTGACAACAACATCCTGCAGGCAACCAAGATCATTGCCAGCCAGGCGGGCCGCACCCTGGACACCATCGTGCGTGATGTGCTGGCGGGCGGCACCAATGTGATCTATGCGCCCAAGATCGGCGAAGGCGGCGCGGAGACCGCTGTGACCAGCCGCGCCACCCTGGACGCGACCTGCCAGCTGACCAGCGACCTGATCGCCCGTGCGGCCACCCAGCTGAAGGCCATGAACGCTGACCCCATCGGCACCAGCTTTGTGGGCATCATCCACCCTTATGTGGCCTATGACCTGCGCCGCGATCCGGACTGGATCGATGTGCACAAGTACGCCCAGCCGGACGAGATCTACAACGGCGAGATCGGCACGCTGCACGGTGTGCGCTTTGTGGAGACCAGCGAGGCAAAGATCTGGAAGGGCACCGGCTGCCCGACGGGTCTGGCCGTGTTCAGCACCCTGATCCTGGGTGCCCACGCCTACGGTTCCACCGAGATCGAGGGCGGCGGCCTGGAGCACATCGTGAAGCAGCTGGGCTATGGTGACGACCCCCTGAACCAGCGTGCGTCTGTGGGCTGGAAGGCACACAAGACCGCTGAGCGCCTGGTGGAGCAGTACATGGTGCGCATTGAGAGCTGCAGCGCACGGTACAGCGCAACGGCTGAGGCGAACTAACCATGAGCCGCCGAACGGATTTGGAACTAAACCTCTCAGTCAGCGCTTTGGGCGCTGACAGCTCCCCTAGTAGGGGAGCCAAGTGTAGGAGTTCGGCGGAGGATAGAGTGATAGAAAGGAGCCGATAAAATGGCAGAAGCAAAGAAAAAGACTGAGACGATCCGGCTGTTTTCGGACGGCGGGAAGTACAAGGGTGACCTGTTCGTGAGCGTGAACGGTGTGAACTACCAGCTGCAGCGCGGCAAGAACATTGAGGTGCCCCCGGAGGTGGCGGAGGTCATCCGCCACAGCCAGGAACAGGACGACCAGACCGCTGCCCGCATGGAAGAGCTGGCGAATAAGGCGTAATTTTAACCCTCTCAGTGCGCAGTCCGGCATGGCCGGAGCTGCTTAGATGTATCCCCCCGGCCCGGCGGCACACGCTGTGCCGGGGGTTATTTGTTTATGGCGGCGGTAAACCCCACCGTCATTGCTTCGCAATGCCACCGCCCCTAGTAGGGGCGGCCTTGGCAAAGAGGGAAAGTTTTACGCCATGCCAAGGGCCCCCCTATTAGCGGGGGCTGTCACCGTAGGTGACTGGGGGGTTATGTTACCCGAGGACAGAAGGATTTTAGACAGGAGATTGAAATATGACTGTAGGAAAAGCAATCGAAACCGCCGACAAGCTGCGGCCCAACAACGGGTTTGACCGCGAGCTGAAGATCTTATGGCTGCGGCAGGCGGATGCGGGGTTGAGAAAGAGCGTGGTGGACAAGAGCGACACCACCGATTTTGATGCCGTGGGTGCGGACATCTTATACGACCGGGAGCAGGAACTTTTGCGGCAGGACGCGGAGCTGCTGCTGCCGGAGCCCTACGACAGCTACTATGCCCACTATCTGGCGGCCCAGATGGACGCGGCCCTGGGCGAGACCGACCGCTATGCCAATGAGATGCAGCTGGCCAACGAGAACCAGCAGGAGTTTGCAGCCTGGTGCAGGCACACCTACCTGCCCAGGATGGCCACGAAGTGGAGGTACTGAGATGGCACTGCCGAGTTTATACAGCATCTCGACGGGGAAGAGCATCCAGACGGCCTTTGGCGGCCTGAACGAAAGCTATGCCTGCGCCGAGGCAGAATTTACCGAGATGAAGAACTTTTCCAGCCGGGGATACCCCGCACTGCAGACCCGGACACCCCGGCGCACCATGCGGGCCATGGGCCGCTGCAACGGGATGTACCACCTGAACGGCTTGCTGCTGTGCGAGGGCACCACCCTGCGCTACACCGAGGACAGCGAGGACGACGTGGCCACCGTGGCTGCGGGCGGGGAGATCGTGCTGGAAAATGCCGTGACGGACAGCGAGAAAATTATGATCGGCATGGGCACGAAGATCCTGATCTGGCCGGATGCCAAGAGCTTTGACACGGCCACCGGAAAGCTGGAAGCCCTGAGCGCCGCATGGAGCCAGACCGGCACGGTGACCATTGCCCCCTGCGACGCAGGCGGCAAGACCTACACCGTGAGCAGCGTGGGCACCACGGAACCTTCCGGCCCGGCGGACGGGACGCTGTTTCTGAAACAGAACTCCTCTTCCAGCAAGTGGGCCTATGTGAACGTGCTGGAACAGTACGATGCCAAGAGCGGCAAGTGGGCGGAGATCCTTTTGAACAGCGTGAAGATGACCCTGCCCGGGCTGGCCGCTGCGGGCTTCAAGAAGGGGGATACCATCACGGTGGAGCAGGTGCCCGGGCTGGTGGAAGAATATCTGGCCGAGGGTGTGAACGGCGAGGTGACCATTGAGCAGATGGACGGGGACAGCATTGTGCTGACCGGCAGCCCAAAGACCGAGAGCACCCGCTATTACGGCAGCTTTACCGTGACGGCAGGCGGTACCACCTGGAAAAGCATGAACGGCAGCGAGAGCGCCACAGCGGGCGGCACCACCATTACCGCACGGCGGCGGGTGCCCCGGCTGGAATATGTGACCGAGAACGCAAACCGGGTATGGGGCTGCAACAGCGAGGAGAACGTGATCTACAGCTGCAAGCTGGGCGACCCCACCAACTGGTACAGCTACCGGGGCATTGCTTCGGACAGCTACGCCGTGAACGTGGGCAGTGACGGCCCCTTTACCGGTGCGGCCACCTGCATGGGCTATGTGCTGTTCTTCAAGGAGAACTGCCTGCACAAGCTCTACGGCAGCCGCCCGGCGGACTATCAGCTGGTGAGCGTACAGTGCCGGGGCGTGGCCAAGCAGGCCAGCAAGAGCATGTGCGTGCTGGCGGAAGTGTTGTACTACCTTTCCCCTGACGGCGTGATGGCCTGGGACGGCAGCCTGCCGGTGAAGATCAGCGGCGGACTGGACAACACCTGGCTGATGAACGTGCGCGGGGCGGTGGGCGGTGTGCTGGACACCCGGTATTACCTGCATCTGCGGGTGCCGGGCCGGAACGAGACCCGGCTGCTGGTCTACGACACCGAACGGCGGCTCTGGCACGAGGAGGACACGGCGGCAGAAGAGAATGCTTCCGGCTGGGCGATGTGCTCCACGGGGCGGCAGCTCTACCAGTGGGACGGCGTGAACCTGTGGGCCACCGAACCGGAACGGGAGGCCGACCGGGACACCGACACGGCAAAGGCGAATTTGGAACAGAAGGTGGGCTTTGAGGCTGTGAGCGGCGACATTGGGTTGAACATCCCGGCGGACAAGTACATCAACCGGGTGTTTCTGCGGGTGGATGCCCTGACGTACAGCGTTGTGGAGCTGCAGGCCAGCTATGAGGGCGGGGCCTGGGAGACACTGGGCCAGGCAGCCGTTCTGAACAAATACACCCGGGTCAACCTGCCCTTTGTGCCGGAGCGGCACGACACCATGCGGCTGCGGATCAAGGGCACCGGGCAGATCGCGGTGCGGAGCATTGCGTTCAGCATGGCAGAGAGCCGGGGCAACCGGGTGGCCGGAGGGGAGCCGAAGAGATAGCCCTGCTTAGAGGAAGGAGATTTTATATGGCAGATATTACGAGGCTTGGCGAGATCGCCATGCCGAAACTGAGTGAAAATATGGCCCCGGAGGACAGGAGAAGCATCAACAACTACCTGATGCAGCTGCGGGACCAGATGATGTACATGATGCAGAACCTGGACGAGACGAACTTCAGCGACACCATGCGGGACAAGCTGGTGGCCATGGGGCTGAAGGTGGAGTAAACGAAAGGAGACAGTGAGAAGATGGCAAGAGGAAAGTGGTGGGAGTACCTGATTCCGGGCCACAATGTGGGGCTGATGGTAGGTGATGTGTATGACAGCATTACCGGCAACAGCGAAAAGAATGCGGGCACCGGCGTGTTTGGAACCAGAAAGAACGATTCCAACAGCTACCAGTACGCCCAGAGCAACGACCGGGTGACCACGGCAAAGAACAATCTGGATTACATCAAAGGACAGAAGCCCGGAGAGTATCAGAGCGAGTACGGCAGCCAGATCAGCGGCACGCAGAGCCAGCTGGACAAGATGAACCGGGACGGCTTTTCTTACGACTACACCAAGGACGCGGCTTACCAGCAGTACAAGAACCAGTACACCCGGGGTGCGGAGCTGGCCAGCGAGAACGCTGCCGCCAATGCTTCGGCCCGCAGCGGCGGCTACGGCAACAGCTGGGGCACTTCCAGCGGGCAGACGGCCTACCAGAGCACCATGAACGGGCTTTCGGACGTGGCAGACAGCTTATACAGCCAGGCCTACAACGAATATGCCACCAAGAAGAGTGATCTGAGCAACCGGCTGAGCTCTTTGCAGCAGCAGGAAAAGCTGGCGCAGGATGCTTACAACACCCGCCTGAACAATTACTATGGTCAGCTGAACAGTGCCCAGACCGAATATGCCAACGCGGTGGGGGCCAACCAGAAGAAGGATGCGAACAACACCAACTTCTGGGGGAACGTTTTGCAGGTCGGCGCACAGCTGCTGCCGTGGGTGCTGAAAGCGTTTGCCGTGATCTGAAGACCGGTGTGTGGCAGAAGAAAAGGAGAACGACATGTTATTTGATACCTTACGGAGAAAGAACCAGGCGGAACAGGAAGAGCGGGAATGGAATGCCAACCGCCCGGCGGACTATGTGAGCCGGAACAAGGACGCAATGGACAGCCTGACCGGGCAGATCGGCAGCGGGTTCGACTGGGACACCGGCAGCAAAGCCTACCAGCAGTACCGCGCCCAGGCCCAGGCCAATGCTGCCGCCAGCGCGGAGAACGCCCAGGCCAACGCGGCGATGCTGGCGGGCGGGTATGGCAGCAGCTACGCCGACAGCGTGGCAAAGCAGGGCCAGCAGCAGGCGCTGAGCGGCATTGACAATGCGGTACCCGGCCTGAGAGGCCAGGCACTGAGCGAATACCAGAACCAGCAGAACGACCTGCTGAGTGCCCTTTCCGGCATGGCCAACACCGAGGCGCTGGACCGCAGTGCCTACGGCAGCAACTTTGCCAACTACACGGCGTGGCAGAATTTCCTTGCCAACCAGAGCGAACAGGCCCGGAACGAGAACGACAATTACTGGAACAACCTCTGGAACACGGTAAAGAACATCGGCTCGGCGGCCCTGACAGCCTATGATGAGTACAAGGGGTACACCTATCAGGAAGAGCAGCTGGCGCTGCAGAAGCAGGCGGCACGGCAGCAAACGGCACAGGTGGCAATGAATCTCGCTGATGCCGGGGGTATTGATCTGGCAAAGGCAATGATGCAGGATGCCGGAATGGATCCGACGCTGCTGGACAGTTACAACGGAAAGCAGATGACGTGGGAGGATAAACTCAAATGGATCCAGAGCGCATCCAGCATGACGGCAAACGGTGACCAGAAGGGTGCACAGACGATTCTGAACATTCTGGGCATGGATCCGAATTCAATCGCTACCCGTGATGATGTGGCAGATTGGGCATTCAATGACTATGCACGAAAGCAGAGTTTTACAAAGGCCCTGTCCGGCGGCGGTTCCGGCAGCTCCGGACGGAGTTCCGGCGGCTCCAGCAAGAGCGGAAGCGGGTGGACAAACAGCCAACTGCTGACGGCGCTGGGTAAGTATCAGAGCCTGAAGGATGATGACCCGACCAAGAGCGTCTATGCGAACATTCTGGCCAGCGCCGGAATGCTGCCGGACGGTGACACGGGCACAACAGCAGCGACCGGAACTGGCAGCGGGCTGATCGCCCCGCTGGCGAATCCGAACAAGTGGGCCCTGCCCGGGGGAACCACGGGAGGGAGCACGGGTAAGAGTACCGGAATGCCGTACAGCAACGCCCTGAGCTATGCAAAGGGGTGGAGTGCAGAAGGGGTGGATTCGGATACGATCTATGCCCGGCTGGTAAACATGGGCATAAATGATGACGTGGCGGCCAAGGTCTGGAATGCGATGGGATGGTAAGGAGAACAAAAATGGCATGGACAGCAGAACAGATGGCCCAGAAGCGGGCCAAACTTCAGAAAAAAACCAATGCCGCTGCTGGCGGGGCAGAACCCCTCAGTCAGCGCAAGAGCGCTGACAGCCCCCCTGATAGTGGGGCCCTTGGCAGTACGGGAAACTCTGTGTCGGACAATAAAAGCAATACATGGACGGCGGAAAAAATGGCCGAAAAACGTGCGGCACTGCAAACCCAGAAGCAGCAGACGGGCACCGACCTGTATTCCACGGCGCTGGAGGATTACCGGACAAGGAACAACCTGGGCTTTGCGGATGCCATGGACAGCCGGAGCGACGAGCTGAACCGGCAGAAGGCGACAGTGAGCCCGGCGGGGAAGATGGAGCAGAATGCCAGCACCGTGCAGAAGCTGCGGGAACAGCGGAACAACGGTATCCGAATGGACGTTTACAGCACGGTGAACAACTGGAAGGATGCTTCCGAGCGAAACCGGGAGCTGGCGAGGCTGGTGACAGACCCCACGCTGCCACGCGGGGCTGTAAGCGCAGCAGACCTTCCGGCGGGTGTGGACTACTTGGCAGCGGACACGGGCGGTATGGGTATAATGCCAGTGCTGGAAAACACCAGGTACATGGACAGCGATTTGAAAAAGATGGGCTACACCCAGGACGAAATCAACCGGGCCCGGCTTTACATGAAGGCGTACAATAACCTGAGCCTTGGCGAACGGGCCGGACGGCGTGTGGAGAGCGATCTGGAGGGAAAAAAGGAAAATATCAAAGGCATGATCGGGCAGTACGCGGGCGCACTGTCCCCGGCCCTGACGGCCAGTGCCGAAGAGCAGATGATCCGGCGTGTTCAGAGCGGGCGTTACACCGACGAGCAGCTGGAAGCGGCAGGATATGACCCGGAGCTCATCCGGACAGCCCACGAACGAATCCGGAGTGGGGAACTCTACGACAAGGCGGATGACGACAGCAACCGCATGAAAGGGTTGTATGAGTGGGGCCGGGATGCCCACAAGGCCGGAGAAAACCTGACTGCGGACGCTATGGCAGGCGAGAGCAATGTGGGGCGGTTCTTCCACGGGGCTACTTCCAGCGCGGCTGAGAACCTGATCGTGAGTGCCATCAACCCAGCGCTGGTGCTGCCGGTGCTGAGTGCCCACGGCGCAGGCGACAGCATGGCTGCCAGTGACGAAGCGGGGGAGAGCCCGGAAAAAGCTATTTTGAAAGCAACGGCAAAGTTTGGCGCAGGATGGGCCATCAACAGCGTGGGTGTGGCCGACCTTGCCAAGACCATGGGCTCGGATTACGCCAAGGACACGGTGGCCGGTACCATTGCGGACTGGGTGCGCCGACAGGTGGGCAATCAGGCGTTCCGGGAAGCCTACCCGGCCGTTGCCAACGCCATTTCCGGCGGCGCGGACAATGCTATGCAGGCCTTTGTGGAGACTTACGCCGACAAAGCCATTGACGCTGTGATGGGCGACCAGGAAGCGGCCAAGACGCTGTTCAACAAGGATACGTTCCTTACAGCACTGGAAGCGGGCCTTTCCGGCGGCGCGTCCGGTGCACTGGGCGGCGCTGTGGGCACAGGGCTTTCCAGGATGAACGCGGGAGATTCCAGCCTGCGGGGCAACGTGGAGCGGTATGCCGCTCAGGACGAATACGAGCAGGCGCTGAAGGAACACCAGCGCCGGGAGGAGCTGGCGCGGGAACCGGAACCCCTCAGTCAGCGCGTGAGCGCTGACAGCCCCCCTAATAGGGCAACGACGACGACCGCCGCCAGTGGCGGAAACAGGGAGGAGTTGTTGGGGCAGCGGCCAGCAGGATACGAGCGAAGTGAAGTAGACGCTGGGAGCCGCAACTCGTTAGCCCTTGGCATGTCGGTGGAGTCTGATGGAACCGAAAAAGGCTCTGCTGGCCTGAAAGTGGCGGGCCCTGCGGCTGAGGGCAGCGGCATTGTGAACGAGACGCAGGTGAACGATGACCCTGCGGTACACACGGTAGAAACAGCCACGAACCGACAGGCGATGGTTGAGAACGCTGGGGAAAGTGTGGAAAGCCCCACGGAAACAGTGGCGGACGGCGCAGAACCCCTCAGTCAGCGCATAAGCGCTGACAGCCGCAATCCGTTAGCCCTTGGCAGTGCGGAAAACACTGGTCTGACTGCGCAGAATGGCGCTGACCGGCAGGCTGTGATGCAGTCGGTCCCTGTGGAAGAAAGCACCCTTGACGGGATGGACAGCAGCAACAGCCCGATGCGGGAGACCTACGGCATGGAAGCACCGAGGACGGAGGGCCAGAAGCAGGCCCGGACGGAGCAGGTGCTGCGGAGCTGGAAGGTGGGCGAAAAGGCGGCGCAGGAGATCAGCCGGAAACAGCCGGAAGGCGTGGACAGTGACCGCTATGTGGCGGCAGCATCCACTCTGTACCGGCTGGGCCAGATGGAGGACGTGAAGACCTTTGACCAGGCGCTGGAGCTGGCGGGCACCGGCAGCGGCATGGCGGCCAACGTGAACTATGTGCTGGGCAACCTCAAGGGCCGGAACGCGCTGGAGATCGCCTACACCTACGGCAGGGATGCGGCAGAGACCCGGTGGGCCAAGAGCCAGCTGGGCGGCACTCTGACGGAACAGAGCCTGACGGGCAGGGGTGAGACCATCTACAAGGGAACCCTGCGCAACGCGAACGACGCTGGCAGCCAGGTGATCGAGCTGAACGCGGCGGCAACCGGCACCACGGCGGTTCTGAAAAACGTGCTGCAGAACGGTGCGGGACAGGCAGACAGCCGGGTGCGGGCCTATGTGGACACGGAGACGGCCCGGATCTTCTTTGGGGACAGTGCACAGGATACGTTCGGCACGGTGCTGCACGAGGACTACCACTGGTACAACGCTCTGGACAGCGAGGGAGCCAAGGCCTTGCAGGATCACGCGCTGCTGTATCTGGCCAAGAGCAGCGGCTTTGAGACCGTGGACGAGATGATCCGGGAGAAGATGACCGACTATGCCCAGCAGAATCTGACCTATGAGGAAGCTGCCGAGGAGCTGGTGGGCGATGCCTGGCGGGGCATCTTCTCCAATGAATCCGATTTCAAGCGCTGGGTAGAGTTCCAGCGCGGGCAGGCCGAGAAGAACAGCGGCAGGGCCGGAACCATCCGCACCGTGATGAACCGGGTGAAGGAGATGCTGGGCGGCATCATCAGCCGGGCCAAGGAAGTGCTGACCCTTGACCCCGACAACCGGGCTGCCCTGAAGGCCCAGCGCCTGGCCGAGAACGAGCGCAGAATTTTGCAGGACGAATACTTTGCCCACGCTGAAAAGGCTATGGACAACCTGCGCAGTGCAAAAGAAAACGCCGCTGCCCCCAAGACAGAGAGCGCGGCGGAAGGACAGGGCGTGAGATATTCCATTAACCCGAGCTATGCACAGGACATTGACGAGTGGAACCGTGACGGACGAAACAGCCGGGAAATCTTTGTGCTGGGCAGCACGGCGGAAGCTTTGCAGGGACTGGGCGCACGAGAAAATGACATTTACATGAAAGGCGATAAAATCAGCCTGATTCTGGAACAACACCCGGAAATGACGTTGAACGAGATCAAGCGCATTCCGGAAATTTTGGATGACCCCATTCTGGTGCTTTCCAGCCGGAATAAGGGGCGTGCCGGTTCACAGAATACCAGACTGGTTTTGTTTGGCAGCGTGAAAGCGCAGGACGGCAGACCTGTATTGTGCGTGCTGGATCTTCAGCCAGTAGAAAACCGGATCGTGATCCAGGATATGCAGAAGGCAACCAGTGCTTATACCAAGGACAACGACCCTGTGGGATTTGTACGGAACAGCGAAGTGCTGTATACCTCTGAAAACAAAAAAAGAACCACAGCGTTACTTAGGACACTAGGCTTCCAAATGCCTAGCGAACTGCAACGCTATGGTTCTATGGGTAGTATATCCTATCATGGGCAAAACGTCAAGATGGAAGGTGTGCCGTTTACAAAAATAGAACCCTTCGGCAAAGCCCACATGGAATCCGAAGATTCGGGGAGCAGAGGGTCGGAGGGTTCTATTTATCAGGAAAGTGCTGACACGGTACTCAAAACCGAGGAGGGCGGTGAACGCCCGAGCTTTCCTGCTAAAAACAGTATAGCACAAGAAAATGCCGAAAGCAAGGAAAACAGCGAACCTGTGAAGAAATCAGTGCGGTTCCAGCTGAGTGCTCCGGTGGAGGTGGACCAGAACAAAGACCTTGTGGCTGTGCACAACCTGACCGCCGAAAACCTGCAGGAAGCGCTGGAGCTGGGCGGGATGCCCTCGCCGTCTATTGCGGTGGTGAAAGCCCAGGAAGGGCACACCAAGTATGGCCCCATCTCGCTGGTGTTCAACTCCGATACCATTGACCCCATGGTGAACCGGGCAAACCGTATCTATGGTTCGGATGCCTGGACACCCACCCGGCCCAATGTGGAGTACAAGGTGAAACCGGATAAGGCCAGAGCACTGAACACTGAACTGGCCGAACTGAGCCGGAAAACGGCAGGCGGCGAGTTTGCGCGGAGCAATGCCATCACCGGAATCATGGACATGGAAGCATCCGATAAGAGCCCGAAACAGCTGGCAGAGAAGCTGGCCCAGAATCCCAGCGTGAAGGCCGCATATCTGGCTGACATCGGGGAGACAGTGGATGTTGCCATGAAGCAGGAGGAACGGTTTACTGCTTCACAGGTGCGGAGAAGCGAAAAGACAATTAAAGCAGTGGGCGGTGAAGAAGCGCTGCGGAACATCATTGAGACCGACCGGGCCAATGATAACCATGATCTGGCCCATACCGTGCTGGAAAAGGTGCGGGAAGCAGAAAAGGCCTGGGCGATGGAAGAGTTCGGGTGGAGCGAAGAAAAGGCTCAGAAAAAGGCCGAGAGAGTAATCCCCCCGAAGTTGCTGATACTGCTGAATAACGCTTATGATTACATGGTGACAGAGGACAAAGGCGGAAAACTGGTGCGAGATACCGATGCCATGCTGAAGGAAGTGCAAGAGAAAGCACCAGATCAGGATGTGGAGGAATGGATCCTGCCGAAGGTGGAGAAGATTCTGGGTGAGAAGGGAATCTACAACGGAAAAGAAGTTTACACCCGGAACGGCAACCGGCGCAGTTTTGCCCAGCTGCACAACAGCTACACGCTGGAAAACCTTGTGGCTGCTATGAATGCTCAGAATGCACGAGGGCAGGGTACATGGGGCCTTTCGGCCAGCACCCTGATGAGCACGGCCACGGCGGAGTATCAGAACCTGGACGAAGTGCGGGCGGACAAGGGCCGCTTGCAGCAGATGCCGGAAGAAGAGTACAAGGCGCTGCTGGAAAAGGCAGATGACCAGATCAGCGATATCCTTGATAAGCTGCGGAGAGAGACTACGCCCCATGCAGACAACAGCTTTGAAGAGCGGGAAATCCTGGGCGGCATCCTGATGCAGGCCGCACAGGGAAAACAGACGGCGGCAGCCATTGGAAAGGCCTTTGCAAAAGAGGGGTATACCATTGGCAAGGACACGGCCCAGATGATCCTGAACCTGTACAAGAACGTGGCTGCTATTCCCACCGGGTACTTTGAAGCGAAGCCCCAGCGGGCCGTGGGTTTTGATGAGGTGCGGGCGGCGATCCTGCCCGACAACACCAGCAGCACCCTGATCGACAGCCTGAAAGAGACCGGCATTGACGTGAAGCTCTACAAAGCCGGGGACGATGCCCAGCGCACGGCCCTGCTGAACAAGGTGCCGAACGTCCGTTTCCAGCTGGCCGAACAGGCGGAACGGGACGCGCGGAAGAACACCCAGCGGCAGGCAAGCCGGGCCATTGCGGACAACAGCGCGGCGATGGAAACGCTGGCCCAGATGATGGGTGTGACCCACGGTGTGCGGATCAGTCAGGATTCCATTGACGGGCTGGCGGTGCGGTGGACAAAGGCCAACGGCAGCAGGGCCGACCGGACGAAGATTGCCGGAGAGACCCGGGCGCTGGTGGAGTACATGACGGCGGACGGGGCCAGCATGAGCAAGGCCAGTGCGCTGTCTGAGACCATTGCAGATGAGATTCTGAGCGGGGCGACCTACCGGAACACCGAGCTGTGGGACGAGTACCCGGAATACCACGACCTGAGCTACACGGTGAACAAGGACGGCCCGGCCAAGGCGGAGCTGGTGAAGCGGTACGGGACGTGGAGCGAAGCGGTGGCGGAGGCCAGGCGGCACGGTGTGAAGCTGCGGCAGGAGGAAGGACACCGGGACGGAAACCCGGCGGAAGAATACGAGGCCATTGTGAACGATACCCGGAGCATGGGCGGCACAAAGCAGGGCGCAGCGGAATTGTTCCGGGGAGCCGCCAAGGCAGCGGGCGTGGACGGCGCGGCCAGCATGGAGAGCACCGAGTGGCTGGATGTGCTGATGAACGTGCACGATGCCATCAAGCCCAGGATGATGAGCCGCTTTGCAGATGCTGCCGAGTACGAGGATGCCAAAGTGGAGCTGGCCGACCGGATGCTGGGTGATATCCTGAACGTGCCGGAGATGACCGATGCACAGGCCATCTTTGACGGGCTCCAGCGCTGGCAGCGTCAGGCTGTGGCTGCTGCCGTGGGCGAGGAGAACGCGGAGCAGGCGCTGAAGGACCTGCGGAAGGTGCAGAAGGAGCAGAACCGGGAGTTCAACCGGAGGATGTATGAGAACAGCCGGAACGGAAGCCGGGATGAAGCACTGCGGCAGTGGACAGAACAGCAGAAGCGGAATGAAAAAGCAGAAAAGCTGCTGGATCAGAATCTGGATACGCTGGGGCTGGACATCACCAACTACGGCGACATGGCCGAAAAGCTGGACGTGCTGAAGGAAGCCTACGAACGGGAGTGGAAGGCCGAAAAGAAGCGGCTGAAGGAAGAACGCCAGCAGATGCTGGACGAGATCCGGCTGGAAAACAAACAGCTGAAGCGGGAGAACTGGAACCTTTCGCACCAGGTGGCAGGAGAACAGCGCCGGGCTGACCGAGCTGAGTGGCAGCTGATCCATCAGGAAAACGAACTGCTGGAATGGGAGCAGGAAAACCAGCGCAAAGCTCAGGAGTGGCAGGAAAAGCAGGCGGAACGAAACGCAATCGCCATCACTGCAGCTCAGCAGCAGCGGGACGAGGACATTGCCATTGCCAAGAAGCTGGCTGAGAAGCGGGTACAGAAAGCCCGGGACGGTCGGCAGAAGGACGAGCTGAAACGGGCCATCCGGAACAATGCCACCCAGCTGAACCAGATGGTGCTGCGGCCTGCAAAGGACAAATATGTGCAGCCCCGGCTGATCCTGCGGGCGCTGGAAGTGGCAAAGCTGGCGGACATGACATTGCTGAACCAGAATGCCGTGAACCGGCTGGATGCGCTTGCAAACAGCATCCGGGCCGAATACGGGGATGCAGACCACCCGGTGGTGACGGAGATGAGCAATGACTGGGAACAGAGCGGCATTGCCAACCTGATCGATGCCCTGAAGGCTGACCTGAATGCCAGCAAGCAGGCCCAGCTTGACCGGCTGAACCAGCAGCTGACAGAGGCCGAGGCACTGCCGGACAGCGAAAAGGCCGAGATGCTGCGTGACCGGCTGAGAAAGCGGATCCGGGAGACCGAGAACCGCACCTATCTGCCCATGACGGTGGACCAGATGCGGATGCTGAAAGCCATTACGACCAGCACCCTGCATGTGATCCGGACGGCAAACAAGACCCTGAGCCTGCAGCAGGCCGAGGCGGTGGACAAGATCGCCGGAGAAGCGGCGGTGGAGGTGAACCGGAGCAAGGGAAATGACGGAAAATTCCGGCGGATGCTGACGAGGTACAATCTGGATATGCTGGGCGGTACCCGGGTGTTCCGGATGCTGGGCGGCTACGCAAAGAACAGCCAGATGGAGAAGCTGGGCACCATGCTGAACGACGGCCAGCGGCGGCAGACGGAGATCCTTGTGGAGGGAACCCACCTGTTCGACAACGTGACAGGCAAAAAGAACCTGAAACAGATGGAACAGTTTGCAGGCAAGGGGGCAAAGCTGGTAGACCTTGGCCTGAAGGACAACCGGGGCAAGGCCGCACCCCTCACCCATGCCCAGATGTGCAGCCTGTACATGCACCTGCGGAACGCCGACAGCAAGGAGCACCTGATGAACGGCGGCTTTACTGTGCCGGATGCAGTGGAGTACAACAAAGGCAACATCGTGGAAGCCTACCAGAAGGGGCAGACCGTGCGGATCGGGATGCTGACCGACAGCGAGGGCAAGCCCATGGCGGACACCATTGTGAGTGCCATTGAAAAGAACCTGACCGACTACGACCGGGCCTGGTGCGAGGACATGAAGAATTTCTTCGGCAGCTACACCACGAACCTGATCAACGAGACGAGCATGAAGCTGCTGGGCTACCAGCGGGCCACCGTGAAAAACTATTACCCCATTGCGGTGAACAAAAAAGCACTGGCGACCCAGATCGAGGGGCTGCATCTGGATGCGACCATTGAGGGACGGGGCTTTTTGAAGAACCGTGTGAAAAGTCCACAGCCCATCCTGCTGGAGGAATGCAATAACGTGGTGCAGCGGAGCTTACGGGACACGGCAGCCTACGCGGGCCTGGCCCCGGCCATCCGGGATGTGCAGAAGGTACTGAACAGCCGGATCGAGACCGAGGATGGACTGAAGGTGCTGAAGAACGGCATTCTGGAGGAAAAGTGGGGCAGCGATGCGGTGAACTATGTGGATGAGCTGCTGACCGACCTGCAGACCCCGGGACGGAAAACCCGGAAAAGCAGCATGACGGCGCTGGGCAAGCTGCGGGGCAACTATGCGGGCGCGATCCTGACGCTGAACCCTGGTGTGGCCATTGCGCAGGCGGCATCTCTGCCAACGGCGGGCGCGGTACTGGGTGCGGATACCATGGCGGCGGTGGTGCCGTTTGTGAAGAACCTCTCCGGCAAGCAGCGGGCAGCGCTGGAACAGGAAATTGCCCAGCACGGGGATGCGCTGCTGCAATACCGCCTGCGGGGCAGCCAGCGGGGCGAACTGGAAAGCATCGGGAAGAACCTGAGTGCGGCGGAGAAGGGAATGGAGAAGGTCCCCAAGCAGCTGACGGGCTGGATCAACGGCGTGGACGAGATCACGGTGGCGGCCCTGTGGGAAGGCTCCAAGCGGTATGTGGAGCACCATACCAATGAGTTTGCAGAGGGTGCAGCCACGAAAGGCAGCGAAGCCTACTGGGAAGCTGTGAACAAGACCTATCAGCGAGTGATCGAGGAGACCCAGCCCAACTACACCACCATGCAGCGGGCAGGCATCCAGCGCAGCGACAACGAACTGGTGAGGACCCTGACCATGTTCACGACCCAGCGGTTCCAGAACTACGGCATCCTGGCAGATGCAGTGATGGACTATAATGCCCAGCGGGAGCGCAGCCATGCAGACCCCACCGAGGAGAACCGGGTAGAGCTGAAACGGGCCGGGAAGAACCTGAACCGAGCGGTGACCAGCCAGATCGTGCAGACGGCAGTGTTTGCGGCCATGAAGATCGGCGCGGACTTCCTGCTGCACCGGTGGGACCGGGAACAGGACGAGAACGGCGACATTACCGCATGGAGTTTACTGAAGCGGTACGCTGACCTGTATGTGGGAAGCGCAGCAGGCACGTTCCTGTACGGCAGCGAGCTGTACAGCTTTGTGGGCAACGTGGCCGGGGGCAAGGACTATGATGTGGTCAGTGCCCCGAACCTGAGTGCTATCAATGATCTGGGAACTGAGGCGATGCGGATGTACAAGCTGCTGGCCACCGACACCGGCGAGATGGACGAGGAAGAGCTGGAAGCATACCACGAGAAGCTGCGGAAAGCGGCCCTGACCTTTATGGAGGACGGACTGGAACTGAAGGGGCTGCCGGCCGGGAATGCGGAAAAGCTGCTGGAAGCGGCATGGAAATGGAGCGGAAATGCAGCCTATGCGGTGACGAGCGGAAAGTACGGCGAGAAGCTGAGCCTGAATTCCCTGCCCGCCAGCGCCACCGGTCAGTATGATCGGCTGTACAACGCCATTGCCGAGGGGGACACGGACAACGCCAGCGGTGCTATGGCGAAGCTGGAAGCCATGGGCAAGGACGAAAAGACCATTGCCAGCCAGCTGAAGAACCGGCTGAAGAAATACAGCCCGGAAGTAGAGCAGGCGGCCAGAGCCCGGAACGAGGGCAAAGACAGCCAGCGCCAGGAGCTGACAAAGCAGCTTGTGCGGGAAATGTACGAGACCCTGGGCATCCGGGAGGGTGTGAAAGCTGACGCGGAAAAGCGGGCATGGGTGATTGACCTTGTGACCGGTGCCATCGACAGCAAGGCAGACGAGCTGCTGGCGGGCGGCACCGAGGGCAGCGTGTACGATGACCTGACTGAAGCGGTGGACACCGGCAGGACCAGCGACGTGCAGGATGAGATCCGGCGGCTGCGGACGGCGGGCAAAGCGGACAGCCAGATCAAGAGCAAGATCACCGATGCGGTGAAGGAGGAGTATCTGGCGGGCAACGACCGCGACCGGGAACAGCTGGAACAGATGCTGCTGAAGCTGGAAAAGGCCGATGGCAGCCAGATGTACGAGGAGAAGAACTTTGCCCAGTGGGTGAAGGACGCGGCAAAGAAGGAGGAACAGGCAAAAAACAGCAAGGATGAGTGGGCAGGGGTGAGGTGAACCGCTCAGTCACGCTTTGCGTGACAGCTCCCCTAGTAGGGGAGCCCTGCTTAGAAGAAAGGGAGACCGTTCACCCAGAACGGTCTCCCTTTTGTATGTCCGGGGTAGTTGCACCCGGCGGGGCGTGATAGGATAGGGGCAGGAAGGGAGTGAAACTGTGAGCCAACTGGATATCAAGATCAGAAAGCTGCAGGACAATGGTTCGACGTTTCGGGCAAACATTGAGACGCTGTATCTGGGCGGTGTGCGGAGCGCCAAGGTGGACGAGCTCCGCTTTGAGCTGCCGGAAGAGTGGAAGAACTGCACCGTGACCCTGCATGTGCAGCGCCTGAGCGGCACAAAGCCGGACCCGCAGATCCTGGACGAGAACAACAGCGTGCTGGTGGACCGCCGCTGGACGCTGGAAAAAGAGGGCACCTGGATGCTGCTGGCCATCAACGACAGCGGCTACATTGCCATGACCAAGCCCGGCAAGTACACCTGCTATGACACCATCGACACCGACACGACCACCGAGAACATTACGCCGAGCATCTATGAACAGTTCGTGGCCGAGGTGACGAAGTACGCCAAGCAGGCGCTGGAGAGCATGAACGCGGCCAAGACCAGTGAGACCAACGCAAAAACATCCGAAACCAACGCGAAAGCCAGCGCGGATAAGGCGAAGGCCAGTGCCGACAGCATGGATACAAGTGTGGCCACCTGCACCACAAAGGCCAAGGAGGCCGAAGCGAGTGCGGTAAGAGCCAAGACCAGCGAGACCAACGCAAAAACGTCGGAGACCAATGCCAAGGCCAGTGAGAATGCGGCAAAGACGAGTGAGACAAACGCCAAAGCCAGCGCGGATGCAGCCAAGAGCAGCGAGACCAAGTCCGCCGCCAGCGAGACCGCAGCCAAGGCTAGCGAGACCGCCGCCAAGCGGGCCCTGCAGGACACGGAGACGGAGCACGCCGCCGCCTTGCAGAACATCGCACAGGCCCGCACCGCGGCCCTGAACGACGTGGCGGCCTCCACCAAGACGGCCACCGCTGCGGCAAACACTGCCACCCAGCAGGCCACCGACGCTGCGGGGAGCGCTTCCACCGCCGCCACCAAGGCCGGGGAGGCAGAGAAGAGCAAGACGGCAGCGGCGACTTCTGCTACCAATGCCAAAGCCAGTGAGGAAGCATCCAAGAACTGGGCGGAGGAAGCCAAAAAAGCGGCAAACACTGACCCGACTGTTTCTATTAAAGGTGCTCCTGCAGATGCGGCTGCGACCCGGGCGCTGATCAAGGAAATGCTCGCACAGCAGCGGGAAGAGGATAACTCCAAAATCAAATTCTGGGCCAGCAATGACCCGACATCTCCGGCAAGCTTTATCGGCGGCACCTGGGAACGTATCGAAGGAGAGTTCATCATGGGTGCATCCGATGCTTACCCCGCAGGCACTACCGGCGGCAGCGCCACCCACACCCAGACTGTGGCCGAAATGCCCAGCCATAACCACAGCGGTTCTACTGGCTCGGCAGGTTCCCATAGCCATAGCGCATGGACTGGCGGTGCAGGCGGACATAATCATACAGTGAGTGCAGCGATTACGAATAAGAATGGGCCAATGATGGCCGGCGAGAACAGTGGATATGGACAGTATGCTGATAACGGCACCCCTACCACCTCTTGGGTAGGAGATCACACCCACGGTGTTGGCATGAACGAAGCCGGTGCTCATACCCATACCGTAAGCATCGGAAGCACCGGCAGCGGCCAGGCAATGAGCATCCTGAACCCCTATCACTCCCTGTACATCTGGGTACGTGTGGATGATGCAGCATGAAAGGAGCCCCTATGAAAATCATTGATGAAACCGGCGCAGTGCTGACCACTGAGCCGGATCTGGAAGCGGGCTATCTGGTGGAAGATGTGGAAGTCATTCACCATGATGCCGTAGAGGGAGCGGCTCCGCAGTGGCACAGAGAGACAGCCAAACTGCCGGATGGCACCCATGCGATCTACTACCGCGACGGCGTAGAAATCGGTCGGGACACCGTGAAGGTCATCGACGTGCCCGGCGTTGACCCTCAGCCAGCCTGGGATGAGGAAGTGCCGGTGATGCGGTACATCCGTTACACCGCCGAAGAGCTGGCTCAGCGGGAAGCTGATAAAAAGGCCGCTGAAGATGCCAAAGCCGAAGCTGACCGTAGGAAAGCTGAGCAGGATGCACTGCCCCAGAGGGTGGCTGACCTGGAAGCCGAGAACGCCCAGCTGAAAGAGCAGCTGTCCGCACAGGAAAGCTCCATGACCGACCTGCAGCTGGCGCTGTGCAGTCTGTACGAGCAGGCGGAAGGGAGTGAAACCGAATGAACTTTATGATCCCGATTTACGCTGACCTTGTGCGCAAGGGCGTGAAGAAGCTGGAAGCCGTGCCCGCCAAGCTGCGGGATGCGGTGGAGCAGTACCTGAAGGAACAGGAGGAAAAAGAGAATGCCCAGAACAATACTTGACGTGAGCAAATGGCAGGGCCGCATTGACTGGGACAAGGTCAAGGCAAGCGGCCTTGTCTCCGGCGTGATGATCCGGGCCATGGGCAACAGCAAAGAGGGAAAACCCAGCAAACCCTACATCGACCACTACTTTGCCCGCAACTATGCCGAGTGCACCCGGCTGGGCATCCCGGTGGGCGTGTACGGCTACTTCAAGGCCACCACCAAGGCACAGGCCGACAGGGAGCTGGCCCTGTTCAAGCAGGCGCTGGGCGGCAGAGCCTTCCAGCTGCCGGTGGCTGTGGACATCGAGGACAAGCTTCAGGCGGCCCTGAGCAAGTCCGCCCTGACCGACATCGTGACCCACTGCCTGAGCGTTGTGGAGAACTGGGGCGTGTACGCCATGCTGTACACCGGCCTGAACTTCGGGCAGACTAATTTGTACATGGGCGGCGCGGCCCTCAAGCCCTACGACGTGTGGCTGGCGGCCTACCGCACCAAGAAGCCCGCCCCCGGCTGGCCCTTTGGGATGTGGCAGTACACCAGCAGCGGCAAAGTCCCCGGCATCGCCAAGGGCGCAGACCTGAGCGTGGCCTACAAGGACTATGCTGCCATCACCCAGCGGGCCGGGCTGACGAAAGTGAAAGGAGAATGACAATGAAAAATGAGATTTGTGAGGCCATCGGCATTGTGGGCGGGGCCATTGCCAGCCTGCTGGGCGGCTGGGACACGGCGCTGCAGACGCTTATCA